GGTGGAGCAGTATCGGTTCCTGATGGAGGGCGAGTATGTGCAATTTAATCTCGCGAAGAGTGATAATCCTTCTCAGGTGTGTCAAGCAATCAATGTTCGCGGCGTAGACGGCGGAATGTTGATGTGTGAGACCCAGAACGAGCGCAACCGTGTTTCACAACAGCGTCGCCCACCTCCTCCTCCTCAGCAATCCAACTGGCAGCCTTCTCGCCGTGATGTTCGGCAAAAGCCTCAACAGGAACGATACCCCCAGCAATACAACGAGGAGTATGAGCCCCGACACCCCCGTCCTCAATACCGCCCACAGTATCAGGAGGAGGAGGAATACGCACCCCGACCTTACCCGCCTCGCCCTGCTCGCGGAGGAATGCGCGGAAGAGGTGCTCCATCACGCGGAGCCCCCGCACGTGGACGCGGACGTGGACGCGGACAGTAATATCCAATTGTTCAAACGATTATTTTCTAATTCATCATTATTTCCATTATAACATTGTTTATATGTATATACTCATACATATAAATCATAACAAAGCAATAACATACAACACACCCATATATGAAAACACCGCCAATAATAATGTGGCCAACCAAATGGGAACAATCGTTTTATGTTTCTTACCTAATCCAAACTCTCTTAATGAACCATCTCTCTTATACAGTATTGCGGGTTTCAACCAGTTCATTCCAACAAATATAGCAATGAAGACCAATATAGCAACAGATAAATAATTTTGTTCTAAGTTCATATAGTATATCTAAATATTATAACCTCATCAGTTTATCCCATCCATTCTCAGTAAAGTATATTTTCACCGGAACATTTTTCAATATCTTATCCGTTCCCCATACTTCATATTCGGGTATCATGTGAGTGACACTCCTTTCCTTTTCATTATATTTGCGAAATCCCTTAAAGTCAGTTGAATACCATCGCCCACTTTCAGTTTCGGAATCATACATATGATAAATATACGACCCTTTCATTTCCAGTTTATTATAACTAAATTTCTTGCGTCGCAAAGTAGAATATAGTATATCCGCAATTTTTAATGGCTTCTTTGTCTGTAAAGAGTATTCTCCCTTAAATATCATATAATAATAATTAGATTATATTGTCTATGGAATACAAAATAAAATATGTGGGGTCCAATCTACGCACCGATTGGCGTATATACTATAATGCCACAATGGAAACGATTTCTAAAGACGATTTTTATACTCTTATAGGAACCACTGATTTTGACCCCATTCAATCGCGATTATTTAATTTGGATATATTCACCTATACCGATAAAGCGAATATTCTTCATTCTTCTATTCGCTGTGTTCCGAATATTCCATGTATTATATACGGACATATTGCGCGACCTGACGATGAACGACTACCCGAATTCACGATATATGAAGCAGACGACACCACCTATTCAGAACCCGAATATGCGATTATTTCATATAAAGAATGGAACACTCATCCAATCGCGCATATTGTAAAACGGATTGGTGTCATTCACGAACCCCGACATTTTTACGAATATTATTTATATTCTAAATCGCTCCATTCTGCTCCATCCATTGAAACAAAACACCTTTTCTCTCAAATTCGCGCAGTGAAATCCTATAAAATAGAAGACCGCACAGATGAATATGTTATTACCATTGACCCGCAAAAGTCAAAGGATTTTGACGATGGAATAGCGTTTCAACAACTCAATAAAACCAGTCGGTTCACAATTTATATCTCCAATGTTGCCCTCTGGATTGATTTTCTCAATCTATGGGAAGCACTTTCATATAGAATGCGGAACATACATTTGCCCGATAGAAAACGACCATTAATGCCATTTGTGCTAAGCGACGGATTATTCAGTTTGAAACAAGACCAATTGAGAATTGTCTTTGCAATAGATATGTATATTACAGACGGCGAAATCAAATCTGTTGTTTATAAGAATGCCATCATTCGGGTTTCAAGGAATTATTACTATAATCAAGAAGAACTAAATGATGACCCCATATATAAGGATGTATTCAAATTGATAAGTCAATTACATAAACAGCGCACATTTAAGAACATAGATTATATGCGAGACAGTCACGATATGATTTGTTATATAATGCTATTGGCAAATACGACGATTGCGAAGGAATTCATAAAATACGAATGTGGACTGTTTCGGTCTGAAAATCCCGTTCCTTGTATGACAGCCATAGGAGAGAACATGAGAGAAGAACACTCTTTGAAATTCCGCAAACTGATTTATAATTGGAATATGGCGGGGAGTTGTTTTCGTCCATACAAAGAACGCGTGAAACATTCACTCTTGAAGTTGGAACATTATATACAAATCACATCTCCCATTCGCCGACTGGTGGATTTCGTGAATACACTTATATTCCAAATGAGTTCAAAATGGATACGAAAGGGGTTTATGTCAAATGCGTTTTTGGATTATTGGATGTCCCAAGTGGATTATATCAATCGCACACTGAGAAGCGTCAGACGAGTTCAAAATAGTTCGCACATTATAGAGAGATACAGAGAGATACCCAATACAAAAACATTTCGCGGATATATGTTTGATATTATAACGAGAAATGACGGACTTCATCAATATATGGTGTATGTAGAAGAACTGAATGTATTGGCACGATATTTGTCAAATGTGAAAAAAACAGAGTATGAAATGGGTATGTTTCGTATCTACATTTGCCGAAATCCCGTAAATGGACGCGATAAAATAATGGTTTCAGATGCTTCTAAATAATTGAATAAATTTTTATCTTCTTTTGTATAAACACAAAAAAAGATATACCTCTTAATTATGGAACCCATTAATGAAATCGTGGCGTTGCGCGAAGTATCGTTTAAACTCTTGGACTTCAAAGTAAGCGATGAAGATATCCAAGAAGACGAAGAAGGCTACGAACTAGAAGACACGGATGTTCCATATTTGAATAAGCGGTTCCTCATTCAGATATTCGGATTAGACGAAGCAGGCGAAAAGTATTCCGTCTTTATAGAAGATTTCCATCCGTTCTTCTTCGTATCGGTGAGCGATGAATGGACGACCAAACTGAAAAACAACTTCATTCAGCATTTGAAAGAGAAAATCGGCAAAACATTTTCAAAATCTATACTTGAAGATGAATGTTGTATTGTAAAGCGACACAAATTATATGGTTTTGATAATCATAAATACCACAAATTTATCAAATTGGTTTTCAAAAATCAGGCCGCCTATAACCGCATCAAGAACTTATTTTATATGAAAGAAGAAGGCCGCGACCGTCGTTTAAATCCAAATGGGTATGTCTTTGCGAATACGAAATGTATGATGTATGAAGCGAATATCCCGCCTCTATTGCGGTTTTTCCATATGCGGGATATATCGCCCTCTGGATGGGTGAAATTTGAAACGAAAGATGCCGAAGTTCCGTTTGAATTCACAACAACATCCAAATATGAATATATGATTTCGTATATGAAAATATTCGCGGACAATAAGAAAGAGGTCGGTGTTCCCTATAATATTTGTTCGTTTGATATTGAGGCGAGCAGTTCTCACGGCGATTTCCCCGTAGCAGTGAAGAACTATAAGCGACTGGTTACAAATATGTTGGATTATTACGACCAAGAAAGAGAAGAAATGGACGCTTTAAATTACGATGGCGTTCATTTGAGAATAACTCAATTCATTTTGGGAGCATTTAGATTTGAATCCAATCCATATTCGGATATTGTATATCCGATTAGAATGCCTACGCGTGAACAGGTAAATCAATATATTGAAATTATTAAAACGAAACCGGCGCGTAAAATCAAAAATACAACAAACATCACAACCGTTGCGTCTATGTTTCAAGACATATTGGACGCAGAAGAGGGAGAAGAAGGAGAAGAAGCGGACATTGATTTAACCGAAAATGTGATTAAACCCGTTAAACATAAATTCCACAAGGCGATTGAAAAGACGACTACATTTGCCGATATTTGGGTAGATACGAAACTAACACGTGAAGAGAAAATGATTGAAATGTGCTATATATTGGATAATGTATTGCCGAAATTAAAAGGAGACCAGATTACCTATATTGGTTCTGTGTTTTGGAGATATGGCGAAAAACAACCCTATAAACAGCATTGTCTGGTTCTAGGAAATTCAACAGATGTAAAAGGAGTGGACATTGTATGTTGTAAGACTGAGAAAGAACTCCTATTGAAATGGGCGCAAATCATACAAAGTGAAAATCCGGACATCATAACTGGATACAACATATTTGGTTTTGATTACAAATTTATGTATTATCGCGCCCGAGAATGCCGGTGTTTGCCCGAATTCTTGAAACTCTCTAGAAATAAGGATGAGATTTGCGGAACGTGGAATGCGGAGGCTGGCACATATGATATTTTGGAGAGTTCCATTACGCTCGCAAGTGGAACCTATAATTTGTCTATTATACGAATGAATGGACGCATACAAATTGACTTATTCAACTATTTCCGGCGCGAATATACATTGCCGATGTATAAGTTGGACTATGTTTCGGGGTATTTCATTGGCGATAAAGTCGCGGATTTGTCTCATACTGAAGATAAAACAACGATTAAAAGTAAAAATCTGTCGGGTCTTCAAGTCGGCAATTTTGTCAATTTTGAAGAGACATCGCATTCCACCGATTATTATCAAAATGGGAAGAAATTTGAAGTCATTGAAGTGGGAAAAGGAGAATTTATTATTAAAGGAATTGCGAAACCCGCATATAAAGAAAAGACGGTGAAATGGTGTCTCGCAAAAGATGATGTATCTCCACAAGATATTTTCCGTATGTGGAGAGGAACATATGAAGACCGCGCAGTCATTGCGAAATATTGTATTCAGGATTGTAATTTGGTTCATCATTTGATGTTTAAAATTGATGTCATAACGGGATATGTAGAAATGGCGAAAATTTGTAGTGTTCCGCTGGATTTCTTGGTGATGCGCGGACAAGGAATAAAATTGTTCTCCTTTGTGGCGAAAGAGTGTATGAAAAAGGAAACACTCATTCCTGTCTTGGAGAAGAAGAAGGACGGAGGATATGAAGGAGCCATTGTATTGCCGCCAAAGTGTGGTCTATATATTGATGAACCGGTTGCCTGTGTGGATTATAGCAGTTTATATCCATCTTCTATGATTAGTGAAAATCTGTCTCATGACAGCAAAGTATGGACGAAAGAATATAATTTGAGGGGAGAACTCATTCGCGAGACGGGTGAAAAGGTGGACGGTGTTTATATCTACGACAATCTGCCTCAATATAAGTATGTGAACGTCCAATATGACACTTATGAATATCGCGTAATGCGCGAGGGAGGCAAAGCCGAGAAATTCAAATCTGGATATAAGATTTGCCGATGGGTTCAATTACCTGATGGCAAGAATTCCATCATTCCCTCTATTTTGAAAGAGCTTCTATTTGCTCGTAAATATACGCGAACCATTGCGAAATATAAGACTATCCGAACTCCCACAAAGGAATATATTGGAATGGTGGATGATATGGGGGACACTGTTAAAATCGTATTGGACAAGACAAAGGAGAAAGTCATTGTCGNNAAAACGGACATTATAGAAATGTTCAATACCTATAATGATTTTATGACAAAATGTGTTGGATAAGCGACAACTCGCAATTAAAGTGACTGCGAATTCCGTATATGGTCAATGTGGAGCAATCACAAGTCCATTCTATGAAAAAGATGTGGCCGCATCAACGACCGCTACGGGACGAAAATTGCTCGTCTATGGGAAAACGGTTATTGAAAGCGTCTATGGAGACCGTATTTGTAATACATCTTATGGAGTAGTTCATACACACGCGGAATATATTTATGGCGATTCAGTCGCATCCTATACACCTGT